CAGACGTAGAGGGCCAGAGGACCGTCCCGGTATTCAAGCCTTCCTTGCTGCTGTGACTACAGAATTCGGCGCTGCAAATTTCGCGTCTTCACAATTCGATGCGGCCTGTCTATTCTTAGCGGCTGCCTTGAAAGCAGGCCTTCCAAACGATCCCGACTATGTGGCCAAAGTATCAAAGATAGCCGATGATCTCGCGACAAATGGCAAGAATTCAAATTCACTTGAATTCTACCAGAAGAAGCTCGACGCGGTTAAAGACGCCGATGGTAATTTTGATCCCGACAAGTTAGCTAGCGCTATCGGTTCGGGCGCAGGTACTATCGGATGGCTAGCAAGTGTCGGATGGACAACCCAAACCGCACTAACAATGGTCGGAGCAGACAGGATCGGTGACGCAGCAGTTAAGGGAGTACAACTACTTCAACAAGCAGCTCGTCTCCCTGGAATTAGAGGTCGTGCAGCATCATTCGCTCTTAACACAGCGGGTAAAGCTGTCACCTCAACAAACCTCGGTAAGTTAATCAATCTAGGCAGCAAGCTGAAACTCGGTAACCCCTACGTTCTAGCTGCTCTTACGGTTGGTGGTTATGCTACTGAATATTTCTTATCGGAGGACTAAATGAAAGTTACAGACTATCGGGACAATCCATCAGCTCGCGACATGAGCATAGCGTCGGCCATGTCTAATCAGAGCAACTTAAACGACGCGTCACATATCCAGAGCGATAATACTTTGCCCCAGTCTAGATCGACATTTGTCGGAAGCGATAACTCGAAGACACAAATGGGTAGACTATTAGAAGTATTACCACTTATCAACGATTTACTCATTAATGCAAACGTGTGTCTAGGCCAGTGCAAAGACATCGTAGGCGTACTCAGAAATAAATAATAACAGGAGAATAAATATATGCTGCAACACGCACCTTTAAATCAAGCCGCCCTACTCGCTCCAGAGCGTGGACAATTGGATAAATACGGAGTACTACTTCTCGACGCGAACATGGCAAAGTGTGCTGAATATTTCATCAAGACACTACGTGCTATCAATCCTCGCTATCGAGCTGGATTCGATGACGACTCACCCACTCTCAAACTCATTGACA